TTTTTTTATGATGTATAATATTAAGTAGGAAGTATTCCTACTTCTCAGGGGAGGTTTTCCTCCCCGTCAAAATCTAATATTTTACGCTAATGAAAAAGAAATGTCCAGCGTTAACTGCCTGGTCTTTTACTTACCAGGAAACTGTTAACAACAAGCTTCCGCCCGCAGACTGTATTACTGATTTATTCAGTAATCTAGGTGCAACCCATTATGCATTCCAAATGGAGAAGGGTTCAAAGTCTAATCGTTTGCATTGGCAAGGAAACGTTAAATTCAAAAAGCCCATTACAGGTCCCGACCTGCGAAAGGCTTTTAAAGCGGCTGTTCGTCAGAACGGCCAAGATGAATGGATCTACTATGGTTCAGGTTGTTTAACTACATCGCCTACACATAGTTTAGATTACTCGACTTTATATTCTCTAAAAGAGGATACTAGAGTTGAAGGCTCTCCTCAATATATTTTTCCTGAAAATACTTATTTAGGGGGAGACTTGGTTCCCTACGAGTCCATGTACCCATGGCAAAAATCAATTATGGACATGATCATCGGGCAGCACCCCGATGAGAGAGCCATACATTTGGTTGTTGATCCAGTAGGGAACAGTGGAAAAAGCACTTTGTCAAAAGGGCTTGGTTACAAACATGACGCTTGCGTTATGCCGTTGGGCCTTACATCGGCTCAAATGAAAAGTGCTATTGTCGGAAATGGTCCGAAATCAATTTATGTCATCGACCTTCCCCGTAACAATCGCTCTTACGTTGAAATCTTCGATACTATCGAAGAAATTAAACGTGGCTTTGTTATTTCGTGTTTCCACGGAAAACTACAACAGCTGTATATGACTCGTCCACATATCGTATGCTTTACGAATGAGTACCCAGACTTGTCATATTTATCGATGGATATGTGGAATATATACACCATATCGTCATCTGGCAAACGTCTTGAGCCTCAAGATAAGTGGCAGATTCTACGTTTTCAGCGACAAAATAAGCCTGAAAAAAATATATCTAAGAACTTTAGTTCTTTAGAGAACGTTTAGGGGTTTATACTGAGCGACAGCCTTGCGCCAATAAACCCCTCTTTTTAACTAAATTTAGATTAACATGATAAATTTAATATTCGCTGCTTTCGGTAGGTTACTTCGCCCCCGTACAGCAATGCGTCCCGCGGTATCACCGCCTGTAAGACCTGCAGTAAAGCCGGTTTCTACGAAGAAGGCTGCCAGCCGAATCATAGAAACCAACCCATCGGCTTTACGCCAAGAGTCCCCAAGAAAGACTGCTACGCAGACTCAGAGAAAAACCGAGCCGGTTGAATCTCCTAAACCGTCAGGTGGCCGTGTCGGGGGCAAAGCCCCTGATAAAAAGCCCACAACTGTCGGCAACGATACGACGGTTCTATTGGCTCCGGTATTTTTAAAAGGTCCGCAAAAAAATACGGTCATAAGTCTTAAAGATACTGACCCGGCTATTCCGCCGCCGCCAATGTCTGTCACATATGAAATGGGACAAACTGGCTCGTCTAAAAGACTAGACATGTACAAAAAAATGTACAAGGGAAGTACCTATGAGCTTGCTACTCCGACACTTCTAGTTGGTGGTACTGGTGACAACAAGGATAGAAAGTTTCGCCCGTCAACAATGGCAGGTTTTGGTAGAAAAAATGTGTTCTGGCCATATTGGCTCCATGATCATTATTCTCCCCCTGCAACTTGCTTGACATCTAAAACGTCGTGTTTCAATCGTTCTCAGATTGAAGGCCTACTTTACCAAATGTGGGAAGGTGTCGGCATCACAGATTCAAACTTATTAACTTTCCTTACTAAGCTTGAAAACACGGTTGGCGGAGACGTTCGTGTTGATTTTCCACTTGATTACATCGAGTGCGAATACAAATATTTCAATAACAATGCGTACACGCCCATTGATCTTGCTTTATATATTTGTTCTCCAACCCGTAACATGACTGGTACGCACAGTCCAATGTACGATTGGTTTAATCCGGGCAGTGCTCTTGATAGCGCAGCTACTGAGCTAATGATTCCGGATTATTACTACGAACCAGTTCTAACTGCAGCTGACGATGTAATGTTCCAATATAATACGGCCGGCACGCCGATTGGTATTGGACTTAAGGCTAACAAAGATTCAATTTTGACAGCCTCAACAGAAGTAGTTCCTGAAGCCACGCCTCAGGGCTTTAGTGCCAAGTTCCGACGCAATTGGGATGTAAAGCATGTACAACACTTTCATCTCCAACCGCAACAGGAACTTTTAGTCACATTTAGAGTAAAAATGTCTAAATTAATTGACTTAAAAAAACTGCTGGCATACGAATCGGGCAGCGATCAATTCCAGCTGTTCAAAGACTTAACCTTATTCCCTATGGTTACCTTCCAGGGTCAGGATAATACTGCAGTTTCAAAAAACTTAATGCGCACCACTACGGCAACGGATGCTGCCATGAATTGGTTTTTAGATACAACTGCACCTCGTTCGACGCAAAGCATGCTTTCTTCAAGCATGACTGCAAGGGCGCGTGTTCACACTAAATCAGCACCGCTTCGCGCGTTTGATTCAACATACACTTACACAATGGGAGATATCCTCGACGTTGTTAATGTAAGCAAAAGGGACCTGCTATCCTACAAGGACCCCGAACGTGGGGAGCAGGCACCTTATTACCAGGTCAATAACCTGTTAGGCAGTTTTTGTGGTCTTACTCAAAAGCCGTCAACGGATAAAAAGTTGACCACAATATTAAGCCTAAACCTCAAGTCGAACAACTCAGTCCTGAGTGCAACCGCGGAGCCATCGGCTTCGTATCTTTCGACTATCTCGACAGATGTGGATTGGGAGATCCTCTCATCGAGAACTATATCGAGTGCTTTCATGGAACGCACTTCAAATGATTTATCATCGTAATATCTTTTTTTATGATGTATAATATTAAGTAGGAAGTATTCCTACTTCTCAGGGGAGGTTTTCCTCCCCGTCAAAATCTAATATTTTACGCTAATGAAAAAGAAATGTCCA